GCCATTTGTGTAGCATTACGGACACCATACGTGATCATATCTGCCCTTAATGTTTCCCAGTCTAATTCAGGAGTGAAGTCAGTTAATTGATTAACACCATCAGCACGTAGTTCCCAAGGGAAGATGCCTTTGCCATAACGAGTATGGTCACTGCCCAAACACTTGCCTCTTTCTTTAGCTAGTTCAACACTCATCTCGGTTAGATAGAATGTCTGATGTTCCATCCACGTTTTAACTTCAGCTAATGCATCCTTCTCTCCGTACTTCAATCCACGCTTTGCATGCCAGTACGCTAAGTTAGTGACTCCGATACCCAATGGGCGAATTTCATCATTAGATAGTTTAGATTGTATGCTTAGAAAATCTTGATAATCAAGAATATTATTAAGGCTACGATGTAAAATGCGGCAAGCACGGCGCATATCTTCTGGATTTCTAAAACTCCCCCAATTGATGCTTCCGAGAGTGCATAAACTAATCCTCGCGGCATCTTCATCCACCTCATAATATTCATATTCATCGTCCAGTTCTTCCGGTAGACATTCTATTTCTTCGTATAATTCATTCATTCTTCAACTCCATTTTATTGCTGCCAATGTAGCATACTTGGCATACTTTTTTCTAATCTTTATGGTTAATCTGTTGTCAGTAGCATCACGATCAGCCATACCCCAGTTCCAATCCCAACCTTGCTTGCCCACATGCTCTTCTATCCAAGGACGATAGTGATCGTTGGGATCTGCTGACTCAAAAGTTATATAAGCCGCACCGCCCCAATCATGCCATCGTGAATCTTCTGGTCCAGGTCCTGCCACAATTACACCGCTGGGCCAACGCACATTGATCACAACCCCGGGCACGAATCTCCACCAAAGTTTCTGTAAGACGTTGAGTCCCATGGGCATATAGCAGCCTGAGGGTAAAAAGAATAAGCCTTTGATTTCCAAACTACTCATACTCTTTTTCCGTATTTTGTGATTAGATAATAACTTTTACCTGTGGTTTCTTTTGCTTCTGCAATACTATCATATACCATACCGTCATACTCAATTTTTACCGCTTCGTGATGGTTGCCACCCTTGACCGCTAACTCTTTTAGTTGCTGACTTCTTTCTTCTTTAGTCATAAAAACATATTCAACAGGTTCATATACTACATCACGCTTGTTGGTTAACTTTTTGCATTTATAACCTTTGTACATGCTTTTTCTGCCTCGAGCCACCGCACTCATAGCACTGGCATTTAATTTATGTTGGCGACAAAATTCAAGCATATTAGTGATAGTTAAAACTTCGTTGACAGGTGTAATAACTTCCCACTCGTCTGCCAATTTAAGTTTTTGTTCATCTTTCATTGCCTTGCCTTTGTTGTGAGTTATTAAATCTCCAGAAGCAAATCTTCTTTTCTTAGTGGCAGATATCTTGGAACCATTACCGCAATCTCCGCCACCTGCTGTGGGAGAGATATTGTAGTACAATGGGCTTTTAGCACAGCCGAATGTATCTAAGTAATGTTGTTCTTTTAACAAAATATTTTCCTCTTTTTCAACATATTCTAATATTGTTCTTTCAAAATTTTCAATACCATATTTGTTTCTGGCATTTTCAAAGCGTTTTCCACTTCCTGTATACCCATCGTCTATAGTACCTTTATGTGATCCTATGTACTTCATACCATCTAACTTGTTTGTCCATTCATATATAAAACCCGAGTAGTTCATATGTGCCTCCTGTACATTTATTTATCATTACTCTGTACTTTAGGCACATTTAACTATTTCAGTTTCTTCAGTTTAACAAATTGCTCTGGTTTGTTTAGTAAAAAGTCACTTGCTACTTCTTTTTTAACCTTAATAAACTTCTTCTTTGTAGTACCCATTGCAACAGTTGGAAGCAAAATTTCCAGACACAAATTACTCTGGTAAATGGTATGATACTCAGGATCAAATGGGCCTTGCTTCATCACATTATCAATGAATACTAGATAGATTCTACCAGTGTCTGTGCGTTCTTTTAGTATTCCACTTTTGAATACCTCTTCAGCACTCATGGTCTTCTTGCGAAGATCCTTGCGCTTTTCGTACTTCACATACAGCTCTTCAAACAGTTCAGTATTTTTGTAGAAGGCTTCGTATAGATCAGGAACTTCGTTGGGATCAAAGAAAGTTATGTTTTCTCGATTTTTAAATCTTCTCCAGAAGAAGGCAGAAAGTACCACTCCATAGTCCATATGTCGAACCCGAGTTTCTTCTGTTCCTTGGTTATTCTTAAGAACAATAAGATCATCAAACTGATAATGCCAGATGGGATAAAACACAGTAGCAGAAGCATTACGGATTCCTCCTTGTGAGCAACTACGCAAGTCGCCAAACCATTTCTTCAAAAATGGTATCATGCCAGTGTGCATGATCTCTCCGCCACGTATGGGTGAGCCCAATGGTCGCAGTCGTCCAATCTCCAAACCAATGCCAGCACGTTTGCTGGCATACTTGGCCATCATTTCACCACTAGCAAAGATACTATCAAGGTCGTCATCACTCCGAATAAGAACGCAACTGCTAAATTGTTTAGTAGGAGTGCCCAGCCCAGCCAGCACAGGAGTAGCAAGAGTAAAAAGACCATCACTTGCAGCATTGTAATATTCTTTGATGTATCGCATTCTTGCTGTGTTAGGTTCTTCTCGATGAAAAACCGTGGCTGCTGCAACCATGTAACGAACTTGGGGGGTTTCATAAGTTTCCTTTGTGGCACGATTCTTCACTAGATACTTTTCAATCAACTGCTCAATAGCAGCATAACCGTATTGCTCGTCCTTGGAATGATCTATCATGTCTTGCATGCGGTTCCAGTCGGCTTCGTCGTACCATTCCAACAGTTCCGGGGTGTACAAGCCTGTGGATACGTTTTTCTTCACAATCTCATACAGGTGGGGAGGCTCATAGGATCCATATACATCTTTACGTAACATGCTGAGTCGTTGCTTGCCTGCCACGTATTGATAATTGGTATGTCCAACATCTGGATTGTGTTCAATATCAATTAGATCTACTATGGCTCGTAGTGTAACACCGTCGATCTCTTTGGTGGTGATGCCATCATAAAAGTGCATCTGGGCTTTGATCTCTACCATGCTTTGACTTACGTCTGCAATACCTGAACATACTTTGGCAATTTGGGTTTGCCACTTTTCCAGGCTCAATTGTTCTTTTCTTCCGTTACGTTTAATAACTGTGATTTGTGTCATATACTCAATATAGTTGTTTTTTTACATCGCTCTGTGCAATGTGATGTTTGTTCTGCTGTAGGTTGATATTTAACCCTAGAGACTGGTCCCAATTCAATATATATTTTCCATCCTCTACCAGGACTAAATTGCCCTGATCAGAGTCAACCAACACAGCGTCTTGAAGATCATCACGATCCAGCACAGTGATAGTATACAGGATTCCCAGCCCGCGAGCAAGATCACAATAGATGTTGTCGCTCAAAAGTTGCCAGGGATCTGGCCAATCCACTCGATCATCCCAATGCAAATGATAAGCTCGCCAGGGAGTTTGTTGCCACCAGGAGTTGATTTCTCCCAGGGCGTCGGGCTTGGGCAATACGCGAACGCGATCTCTGAGAGTGTTCCACGCTGCCAAGCGTTGTTCAAAGGTTGAACACCACATCAAGCAAGTTTGGTTAATGAATAAGTAATAGTGGCGTTGACGCCGGTGTAGTCAACTGCTGCTTTCCAACTCACAGTGCCAGCCGATTCGCTTACACTGAGAATAACGCCGGTGGTTGCATTTTCCACACTCGAATCGGATCCTAGTAGATTGGTACCTAAACTATCAGTTCCGGCCACAATGGTATACACTCCGGTTCTAGTAGTAACATCTCTTACAATGGTATAGTTAATTTGCACTGCTCTAATTGCTGTAGCATTGAATGTTAATATAGTTTGATTAGATGCATTGTCAAGCAAAGTTCCTGTAGCACCGGTTTGACGTACATAGGTACCTTGCTGAATCTGACCAGAACCATCAAATGCTATGTTAATACCGCTATGTACATCAATTCTAGGATAGGTGGTCGAATACGCTGTGGTGCGTTGGAACATGTCCCCAATACTGACATTATTTTGTCCCACAAAGCTAATCACCGCAGTGGCAGGTGCTGTGGTGCCGTTAAAGTGATTACCCACATCATAAAACATGTTACCGACACTGGCATTCATTCCGGTATTTAAAGCAATCACAATGCCTTCGGCATAGATGTTATCAAACACATTGCCTATGAAACGGAATCCAGTGGGTCCACCATTCACCGGAGAAGGATCACCCAGTAATACGCCTTGATATAATGTATCAAATGTACTTTCAGTGACCAACACTCCTTGAACTTGATTGGGGGTTTCAAATGCCCAAGTAGTACCACTAAAGGTACATCTACGGAAAGTGATATTGTTGCATACTAAACTTGCTGTGGATTGAAAATGTATACAGGCCACGTTGTCAAGGGCATCAACTAGATTAGATTTAAGCAAATATCCTGTAAAACTTACATCTGTAAAAGTACATTGCGATGCATCTTCTACTAGGAATACGTCTGCTAGGCCCAATGCTTGAAATCCCATATTGGAGATTGCAATATCAACTGGGGGTGTAGCACCATTGTTGCATCTAGCACAATAACACTAGAGTTAATACCTTCGCCGCATAACAATGCATACGGAGGAATCTCAAGTGGTCCGGTGATCAAATAGCGGCCGGCTGGGAAAAATAATGATCTACGAATCTGTGGATTAGACTCCCTGCAATACAATTGATATAACGCACGATTGATAGCAGCAGTATCATCGGTTACACCATCACCTACTGCACCAAAGCTCAGTACACTAGCAAATTGGTCTAACCAACTTTGCAGAGGAATGCTAATTGGACTACCCGAAGACGATCCTGTTTGTACTGTATATCCGGCTGCTGTACCTTTGTAAGTGTATGCACCGCCAACTAGCAATATATCACTGAACTCAGTGAGAATTTCTGTATTGCCTATTACAGGTGCGCCATCTTGCAAGGTTCCATTGCCGATGTAGAGTCGACGTTCGTCGATTGCCCAGCCTAATTCTGCGCCAGCTAGTTGCGGCAGATTTTCTGCTAGACCTTTACGGTTTGTTATTCGTGATACTTGAACTATTGCCATGTGAGTCCTGATTCTGTGCTGTATTTAGCCAGAATCCATCGGGCAACTAAATGTGTTTGGTATAGTATTCTTCTACTTTGCGCCACCACAAGTCACGATAACGATCGTACTCAGCACCTTCCAGCACAAATTCTTGATATTGTGGTGGGCTAATGATGTTATGAGTGGCATCAAGATCAGGTTTCACACACATGAGAATCACTCCCTTGCGTATGTTTGTACCATGCAATTCGTTGTGCGCTTCTGCATAAGCACACAGTTGAACAAAGTAATCATCAATCCATTCACGCTTTTTTGGCTTGTTGGATTGCTTGTAATCCAAGATTGATTCTTCATTCAGATGCATGCCTGCGCCATCAGTAGTGCCTGCATATATCTTAGGAAAGTACAGCGGAACTTCGATACCCCAGAATTCATTTACATTTTTCAAACCATCACGGATCACAGTCTTGGCCATTTCATGACTGCTCCAGGAGAATGGGTTTGTACCACGTTCTTTGATTGCACCTTTTTTCACATAGTCTTCGAGATATGTATGCATACGTGTGCCACGATTGGCAGCTTCTGTAGTGATCTGCTGTGCTTTTTCTGCA